GCTGAGCTTGTCGAAGCCCCGTTGGTGTAGATAGGGCTGGGGGTGTAGGTGCTGGCCGCCTGGGTTGCTTGCCGCCACTCGCCGGCGACATCGGCCAACAGTCGGTAATCGTAGAGGCAGTGGGGGTCATACTCTATGGCGGTGACGGTCGGATAGTTACCGCCGGTGGCTGAGCTTGCCGAAGCCCAACCGGGCTTCATATTCTTTGACCCGATGACGCGGTACACCCGAGTAATATCAGACACACCCTGATCGCCACCGTTCATGAGCACCCATGCGTGCTGCGTATCTATCACGCTCTGGCGGTTGTCGTCGGTCAGGTAAACGGTGTCCTTGAGATACCAATAGCAGTGATACCCGCCGCCACTATCGACAATCAGCGTAGGGCGATAGGGCAGGTCGGCAATGTGCGCTAGTGCCATCGCTTTATAGCTGGTCGGGTCGGCGTAGAAATCCTCACCGTCGCGGCAATAATCCTTGCCGTCATACTCACAATGGAGCACGTTGATGCAGGCTATATACTCTATCTGTTTGGAGATGCGCTTCGGGTCGGTGCTTCCTGATTTGTTCTGGGGTGGGATACGGGTGCTGGGGTTGATGCTCACATACTGCTCAGGGTGGACGGCCTGCGCCTCTTTCCATGCAGCCAGGCGCGAAGCCGGGTTGACCTCAAACCACGTCGAGGTAGGCGCGGGGGACGCGCACCAGAAATGCGCGACGGTCCCGCCGCGGTGCAGATAATCCAGCCAGTCGCCCGCCCTAAGGAGTGTCATAGTTCCACCATTCCCTGCCCCACTGCGATCAGGTGCTCAATGTTAGCCAATACATAATCGCGCTGGGTTGATAGGCCATGTACGAATGCGTAGTATCCAGCTACGTAGGGTTTAAACCATTCCGAATGTGAGAGAATCCAAGGGCGATTCATGATAACCTTGCTTTGTATTTGGAGGTGGCAGCGTTGGCAGAGTGGCGCAAGATTCCACCAATCGCAGTTGGCTTTGTTGGCGTCAAGGTGGTGGACAGTCAAGCAATATCCAGACTTTGGATCATGCGGATGATTGCACCGCACGCACCGCCAATCCGCCTCATCTTTTACCCGCTTGGCGATGTTCTTCCAGTCTGCGGGATACTGGCCCCGGTCTGTTTGTCTCATGCCTCACCGCTTCGCCTTTCTTCGCGCCGGCAATAATCTCGCCAACCACGCCAACCTACCCACAATGCAACCACTAGCCAGCCCCGGTGCTGCGCGAAATACATGCCATCAACGGCAACGCTCCATCCACGCAACTTTGCGATCCCATACTCGGTATCGTACTCAATCCGTAATTGTTTCATAAAAATATTCGCGTGTCTCCTCCGGTGTAGTGCTCGCCGTACGCATCAACATCAGGCGAGTGATTCCCGGTTGGACAAACCCATGAACCGCCCGCCCCGTGACAAATATCACACTCATCGCAATCATCGCAATGATTAAAACAATCTTCCCAGGTTAGGATTGCGCCACACATTTTGCATGTTGGCAGCGCAGCCGACTGCGCCGGCCCTTCAAATTTTTTCATCCCTCACCGCCTAACGTGGGGTGCTCCTGCTTCTCATAGGCCAACGCATCGAGCAGGGCCAACGCCTTAAGCGCGCCGTCATACTCCGCTTTACGGGCGTAGTAATCAGGCGAGGAGCGGGGAAGCAAGCGGCATTCCCGGCTCCAACTATCCTTCACGTACCGGCGGACCAGTCCAAGCAACTGTGATTGATTCATGATTCCCCCTATACCATACAGAACATAGAGCATTGATAGCGGCCCGCCTTGCGGCTGTGTCCATCTGGATTGAACTCCACCTGCGCCAGCGGCTTGCGGTGCTCTGTCAACCATATGTTGCTATCCCATTCCTGGATCTCCTGCTCTAGTTCGATGGCCTTGGCAAAGTCAGCAGGATAGTTCTGTTTCATCTCATGCCATTCGTGGTCATCCATATTAGGACACATCCAGCACGCGGAGCTAGGCGGTAAGGGCCACCCGTAATCCTGGGCAATCACAATACAATCGGCGCGGGTGAGGCCCATGTCATAGAGCGGGAAGGTTCGTTGATACCAACCCTCATCCCCTCGCGCCCGCTCTACTCGGTTGGCTTCGTCCGCGCTGAATCCGATCCACACGTCGGCGGCCACTACATCACGACTGCGCAGGTAACGTTGCACTACCCGCTGTTTCCATTCCGTAGAGCAAAAGGTGGGGAGCTTGCCGGTGCCGGTATAGACGGGGAGTAACAGGTCCCCATTGTGGGCGTATAGGTCCACGGTTGCCAGGGTGTGAGGTGCAATCTCCACCGTCATACCCACCCGCTCTAGCGCTGGCTGTACAATCTCATCTAGATAATCCCAGGTCGATTGCTTCTCTCGACCTGTGTCAGCGATCACAATCATATCGGGGCGCGGGAGTTTCCCCCCGAGGATGAGCGCGCACATTGCCACCGTCTGCACCCCGCCGCCGTAACTGAGCACCTGCGTTCTCATGCCCACCACTCCTTAAACTTCACCGCTAACTCTGTCTTGTTGGGGATACGTGTTTTATCGTAAATATGACTGAGGTGTGTCCTTACCGTGCGTTCACTGATGCCCAGTGTCCGCGCCAATGCGTCGCCTGTCGTAATGCCACTGAGGATACAGCGAATCAACATCCGCTCCCGTTCGGTCAGGTCGAAGGCAGGTTCAGACGGCGCGGCCTGTTCCTGGAGCGCGGCAATCTCCCGGTCCAGCCAGGCCACATGGTCTATCACCATCTGGCGATAGGCCAGCATCGCGGCGGCCTGCTCTGTGCGTAGCGCTGCGATACGTGTATTGATACTGTCGAGTTGGGTTAGGTTGAGGCTCATAGAGATTCCTATTCGCAACGGCGGGCGTAAACAAATAGGTATCCCCCTATCTTGCGTCTACCAAACATTTGTCGTATGATAGACGCGGAGCCGCCCGCTCCGTGGTGCTCGCTTCCTACATCCTGGCCGGAACAGAAGCGAGCATTCTTTTTTAGTATAACCTTACGATTGCATGGTGAGGTAAGGCTAATAGCAATCTGGCGGGGCAGCGATGTAAGTCATTTGTGTAACTCCATCATAATATTAATCGCTGCGTTTTACCAAATCCTTCGAGCTGTTTCATGAATCACATTGCACTTAAATTCACAAATTACAGTGCAACTTACTTTCTCTAGTTAAAGTCCAAAAGACTACTCGTCAAGTAAGTCAGCGACTAGGCAGTGAAGAGCGGCAGCAATAGCAGACAGCGTGTCAAGAGACGGGTTAGTTTCCTTAGTCTCTATATCTACATAGCGCCGAAGAGATAGCTGTGCAATCCGTGCTAGTTCCTCTTGACTGTACCCCAATACTTCCCGCTTTTCCCTTAGTACTCTGCGATTTACAATCGCCATGTAGTGACCCATGTCTCTGTGAATTCAATGTTGGTTGTTAGATTTCCCCGCTAATTCTGCGATGTCGTTGGCCGTTGATTCGATAGCTCTGGCCAACGCGGTGACGGTGACAATGCGGACTGGTTCCCCGCGTAAGGCGCGGCTGATCGTGTTGGTGCTCATGCCCAGGTTGGCAGCGATCTCGTCAATCGTATTCCACCCCCGCCGCTCCATGAGTTTCTCACGCACGGCAATAGGTTCTTTTAGTTTCATCACAGTTGTTTCCTTCCTTTAACGATACATAGATTACTATAGTTTAGTATAGCCCACAAAACTGCACAAGTCAAGTATCAATTTGCACGAAGTTGCGTTTTGGTGCTTGACACTGCGCGAAAACTGTGTTATACTCTGTGTAACAACGCAGTATAAATCATGAACTCCATGACATCGCAGCCACCACCCGCCGCCGAGCACTGCGCCGGTGTCATCCCTACCCAGGTTGCGGGAACCAATGGGTAGGGATTCAAGAGGAGACAAGTATGAAGGAAGATTTTGGCGGGGTGGTATTTATTCATAGCCACCGGGGGAAGCCGTTATACATTGAGTTCCTCAGCTTTAGCGGCAGAGAAGTTGCCATATCTTTCATCCGATACATGGCAAACAATAATGAGCCTGAAGTGCTCGCCTTCTTCTCTATGCTGAAGTTGGAAACAGTGTATCAGGTCGCTGGTCGATACTGGTTCGAGGATGACAGTTTTATGTTGGAAGTCACTGGGTACGTAGAGCGTTGTCCTCCTGACTTTAGCATAGAAAGGAACGAACAATGATTACCGCTATTATGTACCGTGTGAGTTGGAATGAGGCAGCCCTGGTCGCCGCGTTGCGCTTCGCGCTGTGGTCGCTGCTGCTGCTAGTCGTCGTGTTGTCGGTGCCGTTGCTGGTCGCTGCGGTTACCCCGTTCGTGGTCGGCTGCTGCTCTGCGGTGGCAGCCAACGCGGGCGCATGGGCAATGGTGCCGGTAGTGTTCGCCGGCGCGTGGGCGGTGAAGCCGTGAGCACAAACTTATTTTATGTGGCTGCTGATGGGCCAGTATGGGTGTGGAAACGGCGACGTCCTGGCCTCACGACCGTGAGCCGTGAGCGCTTCCTCACCCTACCCCTGGCCGCCGTCGCCTGCGCAGAGGTAGCCCGCTGTTACTGCGGTGAGTACCAGTGTCCTGAGTGTGGGCAACGGTATGACCCCACGTTCGGGCGAGCCTGCCCCCGCTGTGGTGCGGGTGGCAATGACTATCGTGACGCGTTGCCTGACTATCAGGGGGAGGATTGGGTAGGGGAATGATGACTCCTCCGTGTTGGGTGTCGCCGTCCGGTGACGTTTGGTGTGAACTGTGGCGGGTGTTCCTGCCACTGGGATTCTAATTTTTTGGCTGGCCTGCGCACGACAAACGCCGCCCGGTGTGTAGAGGCGGCAGGCTGGCCCCTCATGAAAGGATATGAACGTGGATAAGAACTTAGCAGGAGCCTTACTCAAGGCGCAGGGCGAGATGGGGAAACTCATCAAGGATAGCAAGAACCCTCATTTCAATAGCACGTATGCCAGTCTTGCGGCTGTGTTGGATACGGTGAGAGCACCTCTCCAGGCGGCAGGGCTAGTCCTCTACCAGTCGGTGAGCGCCGCTGATGGGGAGGTGATGATCCGTAGCATGTTGATTCATGCTGAGACGGGCGAGTCAATTGAGGAGATGCTTCCTCTCCCTGTCGCCCAGAGGACCCCGCAAGCCTACGGCAGCGCCATCACCTATGGCCGTCGCTATCTAGCAATGGCGATGTGCGGCCTTGCTCCTGATGACGACGACGCCAACGACGCGAGTAGCACACCGCCCAAGCCCCAGGCAAAGGCGGCAGCACCCCAGCACCGGCAGCCCCGCCCACCGGCAGACGCACCCCCACCGCCCAAGGCTGTCGAGGATGACGTTGAGTTCGGCATGGGGGGCAGTGAATGGGATTCACTGCCCAACCGGGAAGCGAGCGACAACGCCTACGCCGACCGCGCCGCCGCTATCATGCACAGTGACGCGGAGATAAGCGACCTGGCCGTCAAGCTCATCAAGAAATGTACAGAGCTTGACCGCACCAGTGGCGACAAGACCTTATCGATTGTCAAGAAAGACGGGACAGGCTCCGGGCAATACGGGTTACTGGTCGGCAAGATTGACAACCTCACCGCCAAGGGGCAGCACCGCTTCATCCTATCCGCCCTGTGTGGTCGGAGCATCAGCCAGGCGGACCCCCCAGGGTGGAAGGTGAAAGAGCTTATCGACTGGCTCAACGACGAGAAGGGCAAGGCCGCTACTGAGTTGGCGATTCGCAACGTGTGGGCCACCGTACAACAGGTGGAGAAGGTAACCGCATGAGACGGGCCGCCAAGGTAGACTCCAACCAGAACCCTATCGCTAGGGATCTCCGAACCATCTTCGGGGAGTGCATCCTTGACCTGTCCAAGGTGGGCGGTGGGTGTCCTGATTTACTGGTCGCGGTGCGCGGGGTAAACTTGCTGATGGAAATTAAGACCGACAGCGGCAGGTTGACCCCCGCACAAATCCGGTTTCACCGCAATTGGCCGGGGCAAGTGGCAGTCGCGCGCACGTTGGCGGATGCCCTGGCCATTATCGAGAGGGAGACATGTAAATGAAAATGTATGCAACATGGAGGCAACGGGCGCATAGGATTATCGGTCAAGTCATTGCCGACAACCCGACCGTGACAGACGAGAAAGCGCTGCGCAAACTAATCAGCGCGGCGTATCCGTGGGGTGAGCGGGACTATCATCCATACAAAGCCTGGTGTAAGGCTGTGAGCGAGACCTTTGCGCAGCCAGTCCAGCACGCCCTACCGCCCAAGCCCCCAAGCCCCGCCGACTATGCGGATACCCCGCTCTTCGAGGTGTCGCATGAGTAAGCCCAAGCGCCCACCAAAGAAGGGCGCGCAGGTGGTGGGCGGCAGGGCTATCGACCGCCTGTCGCCTGCTGATCGTCAACGTGTGTTAGCGCAAGTCAAGGATTTCCTGTATTATGCCCAACAACAGAAAGGTAAAAAGGAATATGTCCATTCATGAGTACAATACCGGGTGGTGCCTGAAACTGTGGCGGTCGGAGTTGTGGATTAACCGGCGCTGCTATCAGGGTCAGTGGTGGAAGCGCAACGAATGGGGACTAGATGCCGATGGGGTGTTCGCCATTGTCACGCCCTGGGGGATGTGGTATCCCTGGTTAGGGGGGCGACCATGACCGACAGCGAACAACAAGCCGACTACCTGATGGCGGTAGGCGAGCAGCGCTCGTTAATGGAGCTATGGCACAAGCTGATGGAGGTGCGCCCGTGAATAGCAACATTCTGATTATCGTCCTGGTCGTAGTAGCCGCCCTTTACTTTATGGGTAGCGAAAGTAACGCCTCTACTGGGGCGCCACAGGCTAGCGGTTGCTCAGTGGCAGCCATTCGCGCAGAGCATAGCGCGGAGTGGGCCAGCATGAGCCAGGCAGAACGCGGCTTTCGGGGGCTACAAGCCGCGTGGTGCGCAACGGAGGGGGGGCGCTGATGATAACCGGCAATCTAGCATTACTCATGGTCGTGGCGCCTATCGCCATCGGCTTGGTTTTTCTGTTCAAATTCCGCGACTGGTTCGGCTACCTGGCTGCGGGGCTATGTCTATACGTCTCGTGGAGTCTGGCCACTACCGGCACGCTACCCGACCACAGCGACAACCCCGTGGCGATTATCGTCGTCTTTGGTGGCATCCTCGCCATGTTTGCGTTTGACTCCATGCGCCTGACAGGCCATGCGCGCCGACAGAGCCGGGAGCGCGGTTTCGTAGTGGCAGAGAAAGCGGCAGGGTGCGCCGGTGTGGTTCAGATCCTGGTAATCATTGTGCTTGCCTTGTTGGTCTACGCATATGCAATGGGGGTGCGACCATGATGCTTGTTTTTTTGGCTGTTAGCCTGTGTTGCCTGATACCACCATTTACGCCCATAGGCGTGGGCGGACTGTTGGCGTGGCTGATTTGTGCGGTGACCTTCGCCGGCGGTGACGAGATTGCGACCGAGATTGATACCAGCGGCCAGGGTTGCGGTCTCGTGTGGATGATTTTAGTTTTCATCCTTGTGCTGCTGGCCGGAGGCACTGCGTTTGCGGTCCTGGCCGCCGCCGCCATCGAGAGCGGGGGTAGCGCCAGTGTCAACGTAGTCGTAGTGGATGCCACGCCGCGACCGGATGCGCGGTGGAATTAGGGGGGATTATGTTGGCGAAAATTGCAGTAGGTATCCTGGTAGTAGGGTTCTTCGGGACGCCTATCCTGATGGTAATGGGAATGGCGTTTTACACACTGGCCGCGGGCTGGCCCCTGTGGTTGTTGTTGGGTGTGCTTACCTGGCTTGCTTATCGTTTGATGCCAACGGAGGAGGAGGAGGAGTAGCCCATGATGACTATCGACCAGCTTGCCACCATCATCGAAGTGGAATCACTCTGGCGGCAACTGTGCAACGCCGCCAACGTGCATGAGATCCGGGCGGAGCGGGGTAACAAACTGGAGCGACTACAGATTGAGCGGGGCAGCGAACGAATAGAGATTGTCCGAATCTGGCGGGGAGATAGCAATGGAACCAATCCGAAAAACCTATTACGATGACGGGCGCGAACCCACAACACATTATAGTGACACATCGATTACACGACCGTTGCACGCGAGTAACACAAACTTTGTCCCCGCCCTACCGCCCGGCCACAGCCCCCAGCCCATGGCCAACGCGCTGCAATCGCTGATGCAACAGGCGCCGAGCAACGGGGAACGTGACGCCCTCGCCATCCAACACATGCAGGCCATGAGCGAGAAGTCAACGCCCGTTGATCGCAACATTGCCCGCCTCATCCATTACGCAGGGTGGGCGATGATTGCCGGCGCGGTGGCTATGGGTCTGTATGCCGCGGGTGTAAAGTCCCCTGTCGCCTGGTGCATCTTTGTGGCGGTGCTGGCGGTCGGGGTAGTGAAGGCCAACCACGATGAGAACACCCATTCGCCGGCCGGCGTTGAGCGCCACAAGACAGACGGGTATGTCAAGGTCCGCTTGGCAGAGATTGACGCGAGTGATAGGGCCAACGAACGCAACCATGAGACATTCGGCAAGGTGCTAGACAAGGTGTATCATGTTCAAGATTGAAACCTATTCCAATGGCCGGGTGTCCCATGACATCAATACGATGCTCCACGAACTGGCCGAACTACGCCATGAGGTAAAGCACTTGCGCGCCAAACTATCACGCAACCAACGCGGCAGCGCCATTGTCCGCGCCGCCATCGCTGATGCACACGCTATCATTATGGCTGCGTTCAGCGATCAATCTACCGGGTGTCGCGCCATGGCCGCCGCTTACGGCATGACCCGCCGGCGTTGGGAATGGGGCGTCGCGTTCCTGCGCTATGCCGGCATTGTGCCGCTCGTCAATCGGAGCTGGCGCAGTGGGTTGCAGTTTGCTGTGACGGAATTAGCAGAGGCGATAAGGTTGTTGGAAACGTCCGCCAAAGAGTTAGACAACCCTGATGGATACCGCCGCCTACGTGCAACCTTGTACGCGCGTAGAGTATAGAAGGAGATAGTAAGGATGGCATTTATTTTCCATTACTTTATGATAGCGATTGAGGATCAGCATGGGCATGGGTGGGCAGAGGTGGTCAATGAGATGGGGGATACAGTGCAGGTATCGGGGTTGCAGGATAGCCAGGGGCGGAATGCCTGGTTTGAAAGTGAAGCCTACCATCTTCGGTCATGGTGCCAGGAGCGGGGCTTATTCTACTATGTTAAAGAGGTTAGCGAAGATGTCACGTTCGATGAATAAGGTTTTCACTTTTTTTGTGCTGGCTGTCGTTGATCGGGATGGCAACGAGTGGGCGACTGTCGTCAATGACATGGCGGAGGTGGTCAAGGTCACAGGGTTGACCGCCGATTTTGAAGGGCCAGCGTACGGCCTAGAAGAGTGGGCGAGACACCAGTTGTTTTCACTCTATGCACTGGGAAGAATGGACGAGTTTCGATTGAGGCAACTAACTGGCAGAGTGTAACCGAAGGGGAACATGCAGCGTAACCGAAGTGCTGCAAGTGTGTACGGAAGTGGGTAACGAGCGTGTAATCAAAGTGTAACCTTAACCCTCAGACGTACACATACACCTGTAAACCATATAGAAAGGGACACCTATGATTTATCTGGACATTGAGACGCTAGACTTTTTCCAAGACGAGCATATCACCGCGCTACCCCGGGAGCAGCAACTAACCGCCATGCGGTTAGGGTGCGCGGTGACCTACAACAACGCGGCTGATGAATGGCTAGACTGGATGTCAGTCCTTGACCTGTGGCCCTACTGTCGGACCCCCGATACAACTATCGTCGGATGGAACATTATTGATTTTGACTGGCCAGTGTTGCGTGCCAATGCAGAACGGGTCAGCCCCGCGCTAGGTAGCTATGGGGTTGAGCCGCAATTCCTCGATTTGTTTGCGGAGATCCGCCGCACTACCGGACGTTGGTATACGTTGGGGTCGGTGTGTGAATGGAACTTAGGCCGCGGCAAGGTGGGCAATGGGCAAATGGCCGCGCAGTGGCTGCGCAGTGGGGACCCTAATTTAATCCGCCGCGCCGTGGACTATTGCCGTTATGATGTGGAGTTAGTGGTCAGCCTACATAGTCGCTTACTGAGCGGTGACCGACTGCGCCTGCTACCCCGGCCGGCGCGAGGGGAAATCAACGAACTGCTATGGGGGCTGAACGGGTACGAGAGATTGCCCGACGAATCCGGCGCAATATCGACGAAGTAAAGGAGAATACTATGGCAAAGAAAGATACCCCGCCCTGGCAATATCATTCACATTACAAGGGGGTAGTGATTGAACACCGGCCCGGTATGCAACGCAGGGGATTTTGCAGCATCTACCATAACTGGTATAACCCTGATGGCAAGATAGGAATCTTCACACACCATAGCCTAGACAACGCTCACGCCCACATTGACAAACTGTACAAGGACCTGGGCGAAAAAATCGGTGTGACGATGGAAGAATACGAGAAGTTTGTAGCCAACGGGTATAAGGATAAGTAGCCGGGGAATGAGAGAACATGAAACGCTTAGAAGCAGACCGGTCAGGAGCGCCAATCTACAAGGACAGTGAGATTATTTTTAGTACTCCCTTGCGGCCTGGGCGTAGGGGCGTTGCTCAAAAACTTGACGATGACGGGCGTGTCATTGTCAAAGAGGCTAACACCGGGGAAATTGTCCGAATTTACCCAGAGCATACAACAGTTGTCTAGCCACACAGAGAAGCCCGATCAATGATCGGGCTTCTCTGTTACTTGCACTTACACTTACTCATGGGCATGCCGCACTTCTTACACTTCTTTTCCGGTTTCATTTTACCCTTCGCCATGGTTCCTCCCTATTTAATCCAGAACTGTATTACGTGTAGAATGACGACCGCCACCAGCAGATAGCTATTGAGCTGGCTTTGCCATCGACTTTGTTTCTGCGCCTTGAGTAGGCCCGGTTCCCCGCTGCGTTCGTCATCGTACATATATCTCTCTAGCGCGTTCACCCGTTCCTCCAATGTAAGTCTGCGTTGTGGGGTAACGTATTCATCGTTGTAAATATTAACACTGCTCGGCCCACTGGAGACGGTGACGCTCTCCAGATCTACCCCCTTGATATTGTCACTCATCAATGCCCACATCCACAAACTGTCTACCATCAATCACGCAGCCCAATGCCCGCCAAGGCGTACTGAAACACACGCGGGCGTAGCCTGTATATGTCCTTCTCCCATAGCTCAACTACCGTGCTAATGCGTACCCCGTGGTAATCCGTGCCAATCAGCCGCAACACATTGACGGTGTCTTTACGCCCATGTGCCGTGGTCCTGGCGTGCCAGTACTCGCCCTGCACCTGCCACGCTAGGCCCAGGCCCCCGTACTGCACAACGAAGTCGGGGACCAAACCGCCCTTGGCCCGGCGCCCACCGAACAACATGGCCTGATACGTGAACGGAATTTTTTTATCAGTTAACCAGCAATGGACAATTAGCTCTGGGATGCTGGCGGCTGGGTATTCGGGCTTCATGCCCAGCACCCGCTTGGCTAGTTTCACATCTGCCGACCGCCCGCCCAAATCTCTGATGAGTTCTTGCAATGCGTCCGGTTCGCGTTCGGCCACCTTCGGCGCGGCCCCCGTCATGTCAGGGAGCTTGCGCCGCTTGGCCCCCTTCATGCGCGGCATCCGCTTAAGCTTCGTAGGTGCCATTCCGGATTGCCTCTAGCGTTATGTTATAGATGGAGTTGAATACCATCTGGCCGTCGATCCATTCCACATCATCGTTTTGGATGGCGCACCCCATGACCTTGACCTCATACTCTACCCCGTCCATGTCCCTAAAAATAAACGGCGGGACTTGGGTAATCAACCCGTCGAGGTGGCTGCGCTTTTGGTTGGCGTTGTAGGTGCTAATCGTGCCGCCCAACTCCTGCTGATTGTTGGAGCACAGGATAGGAAACGACCACCGGAACCAGTCGCTTACCATCGGGTGGTATTTGACCCTGATCGCCCGTACAACTGGCGATGCGCTTGGGCTAATGGTGTGCAGCTCCAGCCCTATCTTTAGTTGCCGGCTCTGGGGGCGCGTGCTGTAGTCGCTCCAGCGTAGTTCCTGCCGGTCACTGGTGACAGTGCCGAGTAGCTCCCACTCCGTTGAGGCATCGTCTTTCCAGTACACTTTGACATACTGCCCCGCCGCCATATCCTCACCGGAGATATAGACCGACTCGAAATCTTTTTCCACTTCCTTGAGGCCGCCGAAAAACCAGTCGGTTTCCATCCAGCCGACGGGCGCGAACTCCGGTTCTGTGGTGTCCACGACCTGGGCAATGTCCGGTAGGTAGAGTGAAAATACATGCCCACTGTCACAGCCGATGTACAAGCGCTGATTGCTGCGCCGGTAGTACAGGCAAGAAATGCCGAGGGAGGGCGGTAGGTGGGCGATGTGGTGCCAACCCTGGGTAGTCCACGCCCACACTGTGGCGCCGTGGGTGGTGGTGTTGCGCGCGTTGACGCCCATGATGAGCCAGTTATTGGTGCTGGTGAGGGCTGCCACGTTGCCCTGTAAGTCACCAGGAAGGCCCTCATTAAGGTCTATGCCCACCGGAAGCATTGCACTACCGTCGAAGCGAATCAGCGATTCCTGGAGCGGTATGAACAGTTGACCTTGATAGTGCATCATGCCGCGCCCGTTGGCCGTAGTCGGACTACCCCACACGCTAACGCCCAAGACCTCGTCACCAAACCCCACGTAGACTAATTCTTTTTCGGTGCTCACGTAGACGTAATCATTGAGGCCAGCAATGCCAGTTACTGTTTCGCCATCAAAGCCAATGACAATCGGCCCCGTCCAGGTCACGCCATCCCCGGTGTACCAGACTTCATTCTCCCAGGCCGCCCAGAGAAAGCCGCCCCACTGCGCGAACAGAGATACAAAGCCATCGCTGCCGCCTAGTCCGGTGGCGTCCACAAATGAAAGCGCCTCGTCACTGGCCATTTTTTGGGCCTGCTCTGAATCGCCGTCACCGATGGCAATGTACAGGTAATCGCCCAAGTTTAGAATCATGTGAGCAGTGCCGTCTAGGCTAACAACCTTGTCCCAGCCTGGCGCACTGACGATTTGTTTGTAGAGAGCGTCATTGCCGCCGATGGCGTAAAGCGTACTATTGTACTCCTGCAAATATACGTCGTCGGTCGGAATCTCACCCGTCGTACCGTAGGCGTCAGGGTTCATGAGTAAGCCAAAAATATCGGTGGTCGTCTGCCATGCGGAGCCGTCGTAATATTTACTCGTCGGCCCGCCTACACTGTCGCTTAAGAGCGGCAGGGTGCCGCTACTCGCCACCTCCAAACTAATCCAGTAGTTCGCAGAGGTAATAGACTGGCTAATGGTGGTCGTTTTGTACCAGGCATAGCCCGGTGTTGCGCTGTCACTGGTTACAGTGCAGGTGGCAATACTGGTGCCGGGTGAGCCTGTGCTATCTTGAGACAGTCTGACAGTGAACGTCTGCCCGTTGTTTTTCAGGTACACCCAGAGGGCGGTCAGGGTAAGGCTTGTCCCGCCGGCGATCTGCATGGCCCACTTCTGTTTGGTCTGGCCTGCGCCTATCGTTTCCTCACCGGCCACAATCGCCGCGTCACAGTCCGCCACACCTGCACTATCGGCCATCTCTAAGCGTAGATGACGCGACAACAACATTTGTTCCGGGTAGCGCGTCTCAGTTTCGCCATACAGGAAGCCGGACGCCTCGGGGTCCTTCTGCCCTACGCCTGTTTGCCAGTTGTCGGTGACCCAGTACGACCAATTTTGTAGGTCGTCATAGTCCCCGGCGCCGGTCGCGAGTTTGGCCGCGAACTGGTTCGCGGGTGCCTTGCTGTACAGGTCCGTGTTGGCGATCATGTAGTCGCGCAGGGCGCCGACGTTACCAAGTGCTACGTGTCCAGGCATAGTTACACCACACTAAAACAGATATTATTCAGGCTGACCCAATCGCTAGCGCTGCCCACGGAAAATAATATGTTTCCGGCTGCGTCAATGTTGACCTGGCCATAGGCACCAAAGGAGGCCACAGCGATATGCAGATAACGGGGCGGGCGATACCCCGCGGGTAGGGTAGCAATGGTGGTATCGACCCCGCTACTGCGCACAACTAGCCCACGCAGAAAAACCAAGTCGCCCACCTTTTTGTACTCGGCATCCTGAACCACCCCGCCCCCATAGTTGGCCCAATTGCCCGCGGTGTTGAGTGTCAATGCTACCCAGGCGCCGGTGCTGCCGGTGATTACCGGACTGGTCAGGGTTTTGTTGGTCAGTGTTTGCGCGTTGGTGGTGCCGACCACTGCCCCCGTCGCCCCATGCGCGGCCGTGAGCACTGTATGCGCGGCCTGTCGCTGATCGACCTCGTTGCGGGTGTAGAAAAGCGCCTTGACCCAGGCGCGCAAATCATTCACTATTCCCCCAGCTCCGGTTGGTAATCTGGTACGCGCTTTCCTCTTGCAGCCCTGCCGCCTCTCTGCCTATGCGCATCTTCGGCTTGCGGTTGGGGACGTAGGAGCGCCAAAAGCCCCTGGCCATGTCCGCATAATACATAGCCTGCCGTTCGTGGTGCGTTTTCTCACTCTCCGCTCCATCCGTGAGGAACAGCGCGTGCAGGAATCCCCGCACATAGTTGTACATCTGGCCAAACAGGTCGGCGCGATGGCAACCCACCCCCCAGGCCACCGTTGCTGCGCTCAAATGACTGGCCGCGGTGGTTTCGTTTAGCCCTCTGAGTAGATTGCTCAGGGTGGTAGTGCTGGCGCCATAGGTAACGCCCGCATAATGCAACCACTCTGAGCCAATCTTAATATAACCCGCGTCTGCTACATCAGTAACAGCGGAGGAGAGGACTAGACTCGTGTCGTCGGCGTCAATCCCCGCGTTTAGGGCAGGGGCGGTCAGGGGAACAGGCCCATTGTGGCTCCACCAAATCACGCGTCCGTCATCGGTCGACGGGTTGAAATCGAAGCGCAATATCTGGCCGCCTGACCCGTCCGGCTCCAGGCTAAACGCCTGCATATCGACCCACGTTGTGGCCTCTATGCCTATCCCGCTCACGTTCTGCCATGGCGAGGAGTAGCGCCGTTGCTGTGGGTCGACGTGGCCGCGGATGTAGGCGGGTAGCGCGTACTCACTCGTACCCGATACCCACCCGTTGGGCATAGTGTACAGGTGGGGAATGGTAACCCGATTATGCCAGGTCAGCAGACAGTCGTTAATCCCGGTGTAGACCTCATGGTCTGGCCAACGCGCTCCTTCGGGGTCGCGCATTCGCCGCCGCATATCAGTAAGCAGTTCAGATTGAGACTTGATAAATGGTATGATCATGCCGCCCTGCATAGTATCTTGAACGATACTTCCCACACGTTGCTTCCGCTGTCAGTGAACAGCACATCAGCGCGGTAGTCATGGCCCAAGGTTAAGCTACCAATGCGCTTGGTCGTGATGACATCGCCTGCCGCGCTGTTACTGCCCGCCACTACAGAATCCGTCACATCTGTCTCTACCCCGGGAACCGTGACATCATACACGGTCAACGTGATCGACGTCGGCGTACTACCCCAAGGTGTGGTAGTGATGGAGTAGCTAATGCTCTCTTGGGGGCTTTGGCGTTGTGGCGATTCGTTGACGTACATTATCCACCTGACGAAATTGTAAGCGTGTACGTAAATTCAATGGCGTCACCGCTTACCACGTTGACCGCGCTAAAGACCGTGCGATCCATGAGCGTACCGGCTGAACTGTCATTGAATAGGCCATGCTCTGTCACTGCCTTAGTGCTGGTATAGCTGATGGTTCCCACACTGCGATAGGCATTGCTGGCGCTTTCGGTCTGGGTGCCTGTCGCCCGGCTTTCGCCGTCGGTCGTCTCCATCGCCGTATCGCTGGCGTTCTCCGCCGTGGTGCCTACCCCGGCGTCGTGATATTTGAAATCGCCAAACACCGAGGTTTCGGTCTGCAACTGGTCAGTCACGAAATTGACGAACGCAGTCGTGACCACCCGATAGCCAACCACACCATAATCAATCGTCCAGCCATCAGGACGGCGCAGTTTTAACGATAGCTGCCCGGTGAGGGTCGGAATACCTGTGAGCCACGAGAGCGCAATTGCGGCCCGTGTGTATAGCCAGCCGAGCCAGAATGATCGCCGCAAGCTGTTGCGCAGTCGCCAAGCCCACGGTGCTTTTTTGTAGAGTTTGCGAACGGTCACACCGCCCGCCAAGTTGAGATTGCTTATCATTTGTCCCTCAGTGTAAAGGCGCCGCGCGCCCGTAGTGTAAATGTGCGTAGTCGCTCACTCAGCGAAAGCGTCAAGCGTCGGGCGTGTAGGGTGAATGCAACAGCGGCAACGGGTAGCCCTGCCACCAGTGCGCCCGCTGTCGTCAAAGTCCCAGCAAGCGTTTTCTTGGCCTTGCGCACCAGTGCGCCCGCGGTTGTCAGTGTCCCGCCAAGGCTCTTTTTCCCCTTGCGCACCAGTGCGCCCGCCATTGTGAGCGTGCCGCCCACCGCCTGGTAAAAGATTTGTAGCGTCTGACTCGTCAGTGCGCCGCTGCTCGTGAGCGTTCCTGCTACCACCTTTGCCGTGCGCTTGGCTAGTGCGCCCGCGGTGGTCAACGTGCCGTCTAGACTCTTTTCCCCCTTGCGCGTCAGCGCGCCGCTGCTCGTTAGTGTCCCGGCAAGCACGAGGTAGACTGTCCGTATGGCGGTCAGTGCGCCCGCCATTGTGAGCGTGCCGGTAAAGGCTTTAAAGGTCTTCTTAGTCAGCGTACCCGCGCTAGTTACTGTCCCTGCCAAGGTCTTCTTGGCCTTGCGTACCAATGCGCCGGCTGTGGTCAGCGTGCCGGCGGTTACCTTTTTCGCCTTGCGGGTTAATGTCCCTGCGGTTGTGAGCGTGCCTGCTGCGCTTTGGGTGTAAGTGGTGCCGCCTGGCTCTAGGATCTCAATCGCCGCCGCGACCCAATCTTGCGCAGACGAAATGGAAAAATCCATCGTCTGATTCGTGCCGCTCGACGCAACGTCGATATATTCACTGTGGCTACTGGAAATACTGCCACCCGCACCGGCTTGCTGGTTGAGCAGAATATCGGTTCCGGCCCCACCGGTCCAGGAGGTATTGCGCCCAGCCCCGAACCCGATTACCCGGCTGTCAGCACGTGTGGTGGTCACACTGGCCGCTGGCGCGTTTGTATCTGTTGCGCCGGTGTCAGCCGTTGCCGTCGCGCCGATGGCGTCACTGGTATCTACACCACTCAACCGAATAATTTGAAATGAGCAGGCTAGCGGGAACGACCCATAAGTAACCGTTACGCCCCCCGCGGACGGGCTTGCTCCTTGCGCTGCATAGACGACTAGGCTAATTACGTTTTGGGTATCGTCACGCTCAAGGATTTTTGCCCAAGTTAGGCCGTTGCCACTGACCCCGGTCACATGCCCAGATGGGGTCGAAGTACCGCGAATAGCGACCAGACAAAGTAATAATTCGTTGCTGCCAGGCGTCCAAGACGTACTTGTCTTGGACGTATCTGGTGCGCCGTCGAGTGTCGCTATGCTTTGCTCAATCGCTATCGCCATAGTTAGGCCGTTGTGCTATCCGTAATCAATCCAAGCGCCGCCTTCGGTTAGCATCCTACACCGCCGTCAGCACTGCTGTTGCTGTAATGGTCCCACTGCCATAGGTGCTAATCCGCGCGCGGAATTGCACCAGGCCCGTCACGTCAGCCCGGTACAACCCGTCCGCCGCCGCCGTGGTCGCGGGGGTGTCCGTGGCGGCAAGGGGGACCACGTCCATCGCTTCCCAATGGGTGCCGTCAATGGTCGCTTCCCAAGTGATGGTGTCGCCGCTAATCCCGTCCAGGTGGATAGCCAGAAACTTATAGGCGCCGCCGCTCACCTCGGTACATTCGACCGTGGTCCCGTTGCCGGTCGCGGTCGCTGCGCTGTGCAGTGTTAGCGATTTATACTGGCTCGCTGATTCCATGCCGCCCCCTTAGTTGTCGCCTTCGGGCGCAATCTGAATCCAGTTTGTCCCGTCGCCCAGGAGTTGGATAGCGTCATACTGCGCCAACGCCGCGTTACCGGACAGTTTTAATGTCCCGGTGTCCGTGAGCGTAATGGTGTTGCTGCCCACGTTGACGACAATCAACAGGCGCCCCGCCGTGGGGTTGGCAATCGCACTCGTTCCCGCGTTGGTCGCGGAGGTAATCCGCTGATACATCCCCGTTGGTGTAATCGTGCTGCCCGGGGTGACAGTGATTGTCGTATAGGTGCTGGCGATGAGGTCGGCCACGTTCAGATCGTCGCCCACCTCCAGGTCATCGCCCACTACCAAATCATCCGTTGCCGTGATGTCGTCACTGGCGGTTAGGTCCGCCGCGGTCACCGCGTCGACGGTTAGGTCGTCGCTAATGGTCAGGTCGTTTAAAATCCACACCTGACCATGCAAGCGTACATCCGTTACAAAATCGAACCACCCCGCGCCACCTCCTTGGGCAAGCGCGGTCCCTCCCGTCGCCAGAAGGAGTACACAGAACAAAACAGAAATGAGAATCTTTCTCATGTTGCCCCCTAGCGGAAAAAGATAACCTTGAAGGTTAAGACGCCGGCGGTCACCAATCCCCAATCGGAGTTGGCGGTGATGGTGAGTACCACGTTTTTGGCCGCGGTGTGAATGGCTGTACCACTCACGGCCCCGCCATCAATGGCCGCCACGCTGGAGAACACATCGAGCGTGCTCGTCATGTACCGATCAGCGGTGGAGCCATCACCCACGGTAAGCGCGGCCGAGGTGTTGCCCGCGAACCCCGTCACATTCTGAATGATGGTTTTGTACACCAGCGCCCCGGCGGGGATTTGGAGCTTACTGGTGTAGGTTCCTGCCGCCCCGCCGCCATCGGTGAAGTCCGTATAACTTACCGTTTCCCCGATGACTTGCCACCCGGTCCAGTCGTTATCCAAACTCTCGTTTTTGATTTTGGTCAGGGGCAATTGCATCAGGTCGTTGGTCAGGTCGCGGTGCATGTATTGCGACCCCGCGCCCACTTGAATCCAGTCGCCCGCATCCCCATCAACCGCGTCGACCCCAAACCATTCAGTCGGGTTCTGGCCTGCTACGCCGCTCTCTAAATACTCAGGGTAGTTGTACCACATGGTTAGACCCCCTTATTTGCTCGTGCTAAATGTATGAATACGCGCATGGGCCGTTTCATTCACAAGCACAAAAGAGAACTCGCCCAACACTTCCTTAACATCATAGTCGCCAGTGCTGGCCCGGTCGTACAGGTCGAAGTTACGGAAAGTCAACCAGCCCATGCGGTCAGGTTCAATGATGTACAACTCGTTCGAGGGACACCACTTGTCATACATGACTTCTAACTCGCCAAAGTCGGTGGTAATGGTGGTGATTGACGACCCGCCGCGCTCTTCGCTGCGTTCGGTGCGAATGGCGCCCTTGAAGAAGTTGCTAATCTTGCGCCGGCCCCAACTACCACAGACGATGGTGTCAGGGCTGCCGCCCGCCTCATAGCATAGCTGCATGTTATCTTCAATCATCTTGAGGGTGAGCGAGGCGCTTGCCGCGTTCGTGACATTGGTGGTCACGTACTGGTTGAATCCGCCCATGGCGCGTGCGGTAGTGGCCGACCCTGCCGCCCGCTTGCCGTAGTAGAAGCTTTTCGCCAGGAGAATGGCCAGTTTGCCGGCTTTACCTTTGCTGCCAATGCCATCACCCCCGCCGATCAGCTTCGATAGGTTGTAAGCCATGGTGTTGCTAATCCCGTATTTGGGATTAACCTTCTCTGACCCGGTAATCACAACCGCTTCGCTGAGGATCTGCGTGTGGTTGTACGGGACGCTTACCGTGGTCGTGTGGCCGGTGTCATAGTCCGCGCCCTCTAACCGTGCCTTGGTCACCAGGCTGATGGCGGTCGTATCGGCATGACTGGCCGCCGAACTGCCGCCGAACCCGCGCACGATGGTCAGGGTGTCAGTGCTGCGCGCGCTCACATAGACAAGCTCATTTTCAATCTTGAGAATATCGCCTTCGGTGAAATACTGGCCCGTGCCAGCCGCCACCCCCATCGATACATCGCTGTCACTAATGCCGCCCGCGTCGCTGATGGTGCTGGCGGTCGGACTCATGGTGTCCTCTACCCATTCGACCTTGGTATTTGGCCAATTGAGCAGGCGAAACTTCTTTGCGTTGTCGGTCCCCAGACGGTTGAGCAAGGGCGCTTCCGTCCAGTCAATCATATGAATCAGGTCACCAATACCACGTTTAATATTGCCGGTATCGGTATAAGTCGTGCGTGTTCCCGTTGCCACTTGTCGTTATTCCTTTCGCTCTAACATGTGGCGGGCGTATCCTATCGCGTCTTTATTCTTGAGCAACCGCGCGGCTTTGGCCTCCCAGTCATCCGCGGTAGCAGAGTTGCCGCCAAGGTAAACCTCGTTGGCTTCTCGTTTCTCTGCTTTGGCCTGCGCACTGGCCGCCAACTTCTGCGGCATGTTTTTTAGCGCGTAGTCCGCTGCTAGGTCCCATGCTTCATCGGCATCGTTGGCATTGGCGTACACCTCATAGGGTACGCCTACCGCCCCGAAGCGCGCCGTGATGCGTTGAAAGATTTTTGCCCGCCCCTCTTCTATCTGCTTTTGCTGCTGCAAAGCGGATAGCATCCGTTTTAGTTTTTGATTCTCGTAAGCCAGTTTCGACGGCTCGTCGAGGTCACGCGTCTGCAACTGCTCAAGTTGCTGCTCATACCACGCCTGTCGCGCCGCGTCTTCCTGGCGCTGCCGGTTGGCCTGGTCTAATGCCGCTTGTAATTCCAGTTGCCGTTTGTCATACTTGTTTTGCCATGCCCGAAAGTCTGGGTCTTCTTCCAGTTGTTTCTTCTTTGGCTTGCCTGGGTTTGCTTCTCTCTGCTGTCGTTCCGACTCGTCAGCGACTACCGTTTCGTCTACCACCTGTTCGGCAGCTACGGGTCCAGCTTCGCCAACATCATCGGCCAACTCTTCAATAAGCTTTGCCACTTGTTTTTTTCTCCGTAAGGTATGGGAAATAAAAAAGCGGGTGATCTCAATTGAGATCACCCGCCGAGTTTCCCCTGAAGGCTAAATACTATTAAATTGTACTGCTAGGCGTACAGGTAGGAATTGCACCCCAAGCGGGAGCCTCATAACCTCCCGCCGCACTACGCCCTGTCCGCAAATAATCCCGGTTTCCTGTGCTCGCCGTCCATCCACAGTATAGCAATAGATTGCACATACTGTCAAGTAGGTGAGAATTTTTCTCACCACCCCGGGCGCCATCCCCTAAGCCCAGGCCGCCAGGGGGCTTGTGCTCCCGGCTGCGGCATGAGGTCCATTGTCATACGCTGCTGCTGTACCTGCGGCATGAGGCCCGCCGTCTGTTGCACCGTGAGCGGCTTGGGTGGTGCCGGGTCCTTCTTGCCATAGCTATAGTTAATGTTGCCCACCCCGTCGATCCAGGCGGGGCGCTTGATGCCTGTTTGCTTTTCGTATTCGTCCCAATCCACTTGACACCTCACTACAATTCATGATATGTTATGCGTGCAACCGGTTGGACAGTGGCGCGGTGCGCCTTCGGGGGAACTGCCTAACCGGTTGTTTTTATTCCTCGTATCCAGTTGGGAGACCACTTGCGCGGCTCTCCTGGCCGTAGTTGTTTTCCAGCGTTCAGCCAGTCTAGGTCAATCTGTGGGTTTTGGTAGCCTGCCACCCGGGGCGGTTCAGCCAAGCCGCCGCTCATTCCCTGGCCATACACATCTTGAATCCTGACCTGTGTCTGGCGCTCTGTCGGTTGATACCCACCCCCGAAGCCACCACCCCCGCCGCCATAACTACGCCCACCGCTACTGCCATATTGCTTCTTCTCGCGCCCATACCACCAGTCAGCCCACGCATTATATTGCGGGTTCTTCTCGTACCATAGGCGTTTTTGTGTAGAATCCCAACCGCGTTTGAACTGGCTGACAATCTCCCAGATGTTGTCGCCAAACATTTCTTTGGCCTGGGCATAGTCCGCGCCGAAGTTGTATTTATGCCCTTCCGCCCCCTCTTTCGATTCGTCGTAGTTGGCGGGTCTACCGTTGAGCCAAGCGCCAAAGAGGAAGGCTTTGGGGTTCTTATCATAGTACGCGGCGCGGGCGGCCTTGGCCTCTGGCGTGTCCGCATAGGCGGGCGTCAAGGCCCACAGCCCTAGCGCGTCGTCGCCCAACTCTTTCAACCCTGGAGCGAGTTCCTTGCTGTTGTACGCATAGAGATTGATCGCCCGCATGACGGGGTTTTTCTTGAGATACTCTTCACGCTGTGGGCCTTTGGGCAAGTTGTAATACTCGTCAAACATCTTGGCGCCACCTGCCCCAAAATAGGTGTTGACACTACCTCGGCGCGCTGCCCACTCTGCGCGGGTCATTTCGCCCTTGACCCATTTGTCATTCATGCTGGCATATTCGCGCGCCGTCTTTAGGTCAGCGCTGCCGGTGGGCGCGTCATTGCCGCCCCAGTTCGGAAGCATCGGCCCGTTGGCCTGGGCTTGCGTCTGTGGCCCCATCTGCGGCCCCTGCCCTGTGGCGGTAGGGCTGGCCGCCATCGTGGACGGGATAGGCTGATCGCCCAAAAGCGCTGCGTTCAATTCGTTGGCCCGCTGCGTCCACGGATTGTCCGCGGGTTTTTGCAGGAGTTCGCTCCAATTGCGCGCCGTCCACGCGTTGGGTATCTGCTGCTCTGGTGTAGTGGCGTATGGGTCAAATTGCCCAAGCGGATAACGCTCACTGCCGACCGGACGCGGCCCGGTGTAGCCCTCGCCTGCCCCGGCGTTGGGTATCGTGACCTCTTCCTCTGGCGTGGTCGTCGCGCCTATCGTTGCCTTGTCCTGGGCGGCAAATTCTTTTTTCCATTCCTTGTACCCGACATAGTACATATACTTTTCGGGGTTCGCTTTCATCCAGGCGACAAACGCATCCTTGCCTTCGTTCGGAACTTCATTGAGAATATCGAAGATGCCAGGAAATGTTTTTAATGCCTCGTCATAGGCCGCGCCGTAACTGTCGGTTCCTTCCGCCGATCCGAAGCGCCGCCCGTTGAGCCACAGTTTGGCCGCCTCTGCGTTGGGATACTGGTCATTGAACGCCGCGGCCTGGGCGTAATACTGCTGTAACTGCGCCTCTGTTGCCCCATCGCCCGGATGCTGTGGTGCGCCGGCAATCATCGCGAACGCGTCGGGTCCGAACTTCTGCACGAACTGATCGTATTCGGCGGGTTGGAAGCTGGCCATGATCGCCGCCTGCACCAGAGGGTTGGCCTGCTTGAATGCCTTGCGCTCTTCGCTGCCCTTGGGTAGCGCGTAGTATTGGCTGAGTAGGTCGGCCCCCTGCTGCCCTACGCGGTCGAGTACGTTCTTATCGTTGAGTTTATATTGCGCGTCCTGCACTTCCTCAACAAATGATTGTCGGTCACTCCAGGCTTTTTCCACGTCGCCGGCGTAGCGGTTCTCATAGCCGCGTAGGAGTTCAGACGCGTACATATCTTTGACCATCTTACGCGCCGCCTCTTTCCAGGGGTCGGGGTAGGTGTCATCCTGATTCAATAGCTGCGTGAACTGGCGGTCGTAGTAGTCTAAGCGTGCGGTATCCCATTTGGCTTTGTCGAGGAAATATTGTTTCTTCTGCTCTGGTGTTGCATTGTCCGGCATCTCTGGTTGGCCTGCCGGCTTGTGGCTCAGGATAGATTGCACGAACGCCGCCGCGTGTTCGACTGGGTTCATGTACTTGGTATTGAGGTGCTTGTTTTCTTTGGCCGGAAGTGACGGATATTGTTTTTTAAGTTCTTCCACCTTATCCCAATAGGGTTTCTTGAAGCCATACATATCTTGACTCGTAGCGTTGGGATTCTCAATCAAGTACTTAGCAACCGCTTGGGTCATCTCATTCATAATGACCCCATGCTGATTGTAATACTCCGTTTGTACGGCGCCTTCTCCTGGTCGCTGGCGCTTGCGGTCGTCACCCTGCGGATACAGAGCGCTATAATTGAACGTTGCGTCAAACTGCTCAGGCTGCATGTTGGTGTAGGCGTTGACCGCTTCCTTTGACCCATAAGGATTTGTTACCTCATTGTAGCCCAACTTGACACGCTCCTCTTTCATGGCGCGCATCTGCTGCTCTTCGGGCGATAGGTTGTAGCCGGGGATCCCCGTCAGGAATGCGCCGGCCCGGTTCATGAGTCTATCCCACCCTGCCGCCTGTACACCTTGCTGCCAGGCTGCGGTACCCTGGCCGCCCTGCTCCGGTAGCGGTTGCGCCCCGGTCTGTTGTTGGTAGCCTACATCGCTCGCCCACATCGCATCGTTGGGCGCCACGTCCCCGCGCAGTCCTGCCAATGCTACCTGTTTTCCTGCGCGCCCATAGTCGTACTCATCGCCATAACCAAGCGGACCCTGTGACCAACTCATGTCTCCCGTTGCCGCCTGATAGCCATAGCCGGCCATTTTGTACAGCGGGAGCACGTCGCCCAATTGAAACTCATCGGTGCGTTGTTTGCCGCCGGGTAATGGGTTGGTGCGATCAAGAATGGCCTTCGCTGCGTAGTCGGCAACCGGATACATGGCCGGCGTATATTTTTTTACGGTCAACATCCAGCGTTCTAACTCACTGCGCGCCTCATCGGGGTTGACGAAATCGCTACCCAGATACATGGCGAAGGGTAACATGAACTGGACGGGGTTGAGGAGGCGGTCAGGTCCGAACGGTAACGGGTTCTGAATGGTGCCGCGCAAGTGCTCGGGAACGTTGTTCTGGTTATTTTCCAGTTCAATCCCGCGTTGGCTCTCGTACCACATGTTCACTACGCCCGGTTTCTGGACCGCCCGCTCTAGCCAGTTCTTGGCCGACCGTGACCAGAAATAGTGGTAGGGCATAATCGACGCCAGCCAAACATCCATGTTGCGCTTGTCGCTATAGTTGAGCATGGCATAGTTGCCCATCTGCTCGCCGGTCCGAACGGCGCCCGCCAGGATATTGTCATACTTCGGTAGCATCTCCTGTAGGGTATCGAGCACGCGTAACTGTTGCGCCGGTGTCATGGTGTTTGGTTTGCCGGCCAGAATTTCCGGCAACCGCGCAATGATGCGCTTCTCCGCGTCGGCCAGGGTGCGTATGGTGTGCTGTGCAACTTCGCCCATCTCGGGCGCTTTCTTGCCCAACAACTCCGTGAGATTGCCGTTAATACCGCTAATCAATTTGTATAGGTCGGTATCCTTGGCGCTCTCCGCAATGCCCCAGGGGTTCCACCCGCTAGCGTTAGGCAAGAGGGCGTAAGGGTTCTGGCGCGCTTTTTGTAGCTGGTCAATCAAGCCGCCGAATACCTGACCAAGCCCGGCGCCGAAGTCGGTCTCACTGGGCGTCACGGCAAACTTAGCGTAGTCGGTCGGATCGTCGCCCACGGGCTGCACAAGTTTGTACGCGGCTTGCTCCAGTGTGGCGGGCGCGCGTTTCGCCTGCTGGCCCAGGTCGTAATATTCTTGGAGAAAGCGTTCTACATCGCTACTGTTTTCTAGCCGGCGGCCTGCCACAACCTGGCCGTAAAGGTCCTCGAATAGATTTTCGGGGACGTTGACAATCCCCTCTCTGGTGTAGGTGGCGACAAGTTGGTCAATCTTGGGGAATCCCCCTGCCGCCTTAGCCACCCTATCCCACTCGTCACGCAGGGCTAGGCGCGCCTCACTGCTGCCCGCTGCCATCTCCTGGGCCTGGGCTGCGATGTTGGCCGGGGCGGTCGGGTCGGGCGCCTGCCCTGCCCACCGAATCGGTGGGGCTTCCCCTGTCCACTCTGCCGCCCGCTTCATCATCTCGGCTTCCTGCGCCGCATACCGGGCCGCCGCCTCTGCGTCAAGTTCCTTGATGAGCGTATCGACAATGTTGGTATTCTCGCCAATGACGCGGTAAAAGTCTTGCAGCACCTTGAGCGGGACCTCTGGCATGGATGACACCATAGCCGCGCCCGTCTTGCGCAGTTTGGCCAACGTCACCGGGTCCGCAAAACGGGTCACCTCCCCCGTCGCCACATTGCGCGCCTGCCAATAGCCATCAGCCAACTTGCCCACCAGTTGGAACTCACCGCCGGCGAAGTCGTCTACCCACTTGAGCGCGCCTTTGGCCATATCCGCCACGCCACTAGCCACAATTAATCGTTTGACGACATTATTGTGTACTACGGCATTATCAAAGAACTCTGCCCACACCTGATTACGCAACTTGTAATAGGCGTCGGCTTTGTTGGGTAACATGCTGGCGCGCTTGTCCGCTAAGAACGCCGCGGCCTTGGCGCCCAGGTCCTCCATTTTGCGCAGACCGTCCGCCATCAGATCCAAACTGTTCTGTGACGGATAGCGTCTGAACGCACTGAAAAGCTCTACAGCGCTTTTATCAACGTATTTGCGGTTAGCGTCCAGGGCTGCGGTAAAAACGTCTCCTGGCGCTTGTGGTGAGCCTACGCCCATCCCTGCGGTGCGTGCCGCCTGAACTTCTGCCTCATCATACGACGCGTAACGTTTGATAACATCAAACCAGTCATAGGCCCCTTCGACGGGTTGCCCCTGTTCCAACTTGATTAGGTTCTGGCGCGCTTCGTCGGTGGCCTTTTGGAAGAAGTCTGTAAAGCCCCCATAGATTTGTTTGGTCCCCTCGAATTTCTGCGCCCACGCTTCGGGGCTGTTCGCCGCGATTGCCGCCTTAGATAGCTGGTCCACCTGTTGCCGCGCCATGGTGCGCCAGTCATACCACTTGGCGAGCAGATCCATAGCGACGTTCAACGACTGCGGGTCGGTCGCGCCGGCCAGGTCACCGCGTAGGGTAGTCCACAGCGCGGCCTCAGTATCCGCTATCTGTTTCATGAGCGATTGCGCTTCCTGGCGCGCCACTTCGCCCGGCATCCCCGCGCGCTTGGCCGCCTCGGTCATGCTGTCTACGACGTCGGCGCCGTCCTGTACAGACTCGAACTCGGTCCACACGTAGCGCCCAGGCTGTGGGGGTGCGCTATTCAATAGCTCCCCGGCCTGTCTAAATTCCTGGCCGAAAATTTCTTTGACCTGCGCCGCGGCCTCATCCAACTGATTCGGTAGACTCTCCGTCAATAGCGTGTTGAGTTTCGCCCACCCCGGCGCGCTGATTAACTCGTCAGGGACCCCCAACTCTTTCAAGCTGAACGGGATAACCTGCCCGCTGGTCAACTTGCGCAGGGTGGCGGCCATCTGCTGTTTGTTGCCGTTAATGCCCACGTCCGCCACGGTGGCAGAGAGAGACTTCGCCAGGTTGGGATCGATGCCCAAGGTGGTGAGCGTTTGCTCAAAGCCCTTGGCGGCATCGCTCCATTGCGCGGTGAGATAGCGCTTGAAGGGTACGTAAGTGGCGCGGAGGGCAAAGTTTTGTTCACCCAGAGGAATCACGCCGCCGATGTCTGTGGCGCCAAAGGGGACGCTATATAGGCGATTCATGAGTTTAGCGTAGGGGTTGTTTTTGCCAAAGAGCTTCTCACTCCAGTGTAGTCCGCCTAACGCTTCCCCTGCCGCCTGCCCTAGGGCTGACCCTGCTGCCTCTGCCGTGCGTGTGGTCGGCGCAATGCCGCCGAACTTCATCATCATGTCATTCAATATAGCGTTGGTCGGGAGCAAGGTCATGGTGTTGTCGGTCAGGAGCGTAGCCGCTGCACTGGTCGCGTTCTTAATCCAGTAGCCGGGACTCATGCCCAGGTACATGTCAGACAAGATTGCTTTCTGTACGCCCCACGTTGCGGCCAGGGGGTTTTGTCCGCCTGGCCCTGCCGCCTTAATCGCGTTCTTGAGTTGCTTGGCTTGCAACTCCGCGTCATAAGGTAACATCTCCGCGGATTGTTTCAAGACTTTGCCGGCCTTATCCACGTACTCAATGACCGACGTTCCTGCCGCGGTGCGTGTTACGCGGAAATTGACCGCGCCCGCCGGTAGATTGTCCAGGGTCTTGAGGCCAAATAACTCGCGGCTACTCTTGTAAAGCACCTCGTTAAACTCCGAAAAGAACTCTTTCGGAGAGAATGTTGCCGGGTCACCGGTGAGGCTGGCCATGTTGAGCAGCGCATCACGCGCCTTGACCAATGCCGGGTACTGTTTCAATAACTCACTGTTGGCCACAACCCCAGGCCCCCAGCGGGTAATCTCTGTGGAGCCGGGTAGAACCACCCCTTCCACCAACTGACGCGGGTCACCCGTCCACATATCGAGTACAGCGCGGGCGGTCGCTTTGTCGGTGACATCGCTCATAATATTAGCCGCCGCCCGGAACAGGGTATCGGCCGCGAGGTGGGCGTTCGTGTCAGCGGTGCGCGCCATGGGGTTGATGGCATTCCACCAGGTCGCTACATTGCCGCCCGTTGCCGCCTTAGTTGCATTGTCGAGCACATTATCTAATGCTTTCAGCGCTTGCTCTGGCGATAGGTTCATCAGTGCCGAGGACTTCGCCGCCTGTAATGCTTCCGTGCCGCCGCCGGTTAAAAGGTTAGTCGGGTCGAAAATGGCGCCGCCCAGAAATTCCGCCCACGCGTTACCGTGCTCGTCGATTAGTTCTGACTTGGTTTTGTTTTTCAGTTCGTTGGCCTGGGCGCCGAACTGCGCCGCGGCCTGCGCGTCCCCTGCCGCCTGCGCCTGCTGCGCTTTCTGTTCCAGGTCCGCGACCATGCTGTCCTGATTCAATACCGCATCAATCGCGCTTTTGGTTTCCTCTGGGCCGGCGATCAGTTTGACCATCGCGGCGTTGGCTTCGCTGCGCAACTCGGGCGGTAGGGCTTCAAACACCGTGCGTACCGCCTGGCTCGTGCGCAGGTTATCCCAGAAGATGGCGCGCGCTACATTCTCGCCGCCATCAATCAAATCCTTGGCAAGGTCAAGATAACTTTCTTCGACCTGGTTGGGGTTGAGCGGGTTCAGTGTACGGTTCAACATCTCACCCGCGGCGCTCGCCAACTGCCCCGCGCTGACATCCTCCCCGCCCAGGAGCGCGCCGGTCCCGGGGATCTGCGTGGTTTCCAACGCCTTGCCGGGAGTAGTGAAGAGCATATCCATGCCCGCGCCCAAGGTGTCGAGCACCGCGTCAAAGCCTTCGTTGCTGCCGTGTGTCTTGCGCCATTCATTTTGCGCCAAGGTGTAATCGTACCCAGGGGATCGCTTAAATAACTCGTGGGTCGCGTCGATGGGGCCGATCTCCCCCACGTTGCGGGCGTAACTGTTGATCCAGCCGCCGGCGCGTTGGGCGGCCTGCTCGGTCGGTTTCATCCAATCGCCAATGCGCTGGGTCAGCCAGTCGTCTGGGCGGTAGGGCTGTGGCCCCTGTAGCGGTTGGGCGCTGCTCACCGTCGGCGCCTGCGGCTGCTGTCCGGTCATGGCGTTGACGCCGGTGTCGGGTCGGTTCAACGCAAAATCAACGGTGGGCTGCTGTACATCGAATTGCCCTAACGCCTCCCACGGCTTGGGCGCTTCCTGTTGCGGTGGTCCTGCGCGCCACGCGTCGAGCGCCGCGCCCCAGCGGTCCGCGGGTGCCGCCGGTGGTGCGATGACTGGCCCAACAGACGGGACCATAGGCCGCTGCTCACCGGGGCGCAAGGGTCCCTGCATAGGCGCGGTGGTCGTAGTCGGGCGCAGAATGTCAGATGTTGATGTACGTTGCGCGGTAGCGGTCGGTTGCGCCTGGGTGTTGCGCCACTGCTGGAGCGCTGCTTCGAGCGGGTCGGCGCGTGGTCCCTGCACCGCGGGCGCGGTCGTCGGCGCGACGGCCTGCCGCCACGCCTGGGCCTGGGCTGTCGGGGTCGGCGGTGCCTCTTCTTCTTCCCCGTCCCACCAATCCGCGATTGTATCCCACCATGCCATAAGAAAACCCTCAGTATAATCTCAGCAAAATATTGTTACGTTGTGCTAGCGCCACCCTGGGCGGTAATGCGGCTGCCATCCCCGCCCCTGCTGGCTCCACGGATCTGGGCGCGCTCCCGGTTGGAACCACCCCGAAAAACTAGGCTGCATCGACGGCGGGATTTGTTCATAGGTGTGCATGGGGTTGTCCGGCGTTGCCTGCTGCCCTGCCGCAATCCGCGCATCTAACTCCCAGGGATCTACCTGGCTGTAGACGCCCCGCTCTACACCCCCCTGCACCGACTGTAACGCGCCCGCGGCCTGGGGGTCCGTTGCCGCCCAGCGGTTGAAGTTATCCATATACTGCGGATTGCCCGGGTTGCCCGGTGATGGCACATCAGGGCTGTCCACTTTCCCCTGATAACTATGGCGCAACTCGTGGGCCAAATTGATACGATTCGCCTGGCCGCCCATATCCCCGTAATGACCCAAGGTAATGGCCCCGGTGTTAGGGTCGTAGTTCCCGCCGCCCGCCTGACCCTCTGCAATATATTGCTCCATCGGGACCATACGCACCGGCGTTTGTTTGGCCACCTGCCACGCCTCTGGCCCAAGCCCGCGCTCGCGCATGGCGCGCTGCATCATCTGTTCTACTGGCCCCACTTGCGGGTGAATGGTCAGCGGCGGCGGTGGCCCCTGCTGGACGGGAGGCGGGCGCCGGGCGTCTGCCCGTTGCTGGATCGCCGCCCGCGCGGCCGCCGCGACCACATCCGCCATACGCTGGAATCCTGTTTCCCAAGGTGATGGCATAATCCCCCCTTATCCGGATCTCATCCAGCGCACGTTGGCCCGCTGATTACGCCCTGTCGCCGCCAACAATGCCGCCTCGCGCTGCTGTGCAAGTTGCTGCTGGGCAAGTTGCAACTGCTGCGCTAACTCCTGCTGGCGGTATTGCTCCAGCGCCCGTTGTGTATCGAAGTCGAGGCTGAATCTGCGCGCCTGCTCCTGCTGTTGCTGGCTTAATTGCGACATCTGGAGGCCATAGGTCTGCTGCTGGGTCAGTTCGGCTAACGCTGCGTTACGCTGGCCAAGGTCCAACTGACCGCTCTTGTACATCTGGTCAATCTGGTTCGCCTGTTGCGCTACCCCTAGTTGGCCTTGCTGGATAGAATAGTTCTGCCCTTGGGTGAGTTCGGCAAGTGCGATCTGTCGCTGCTCATTGCTCAATCGCCCTTGGTTATACGCCTCATTAATCTGGTTTTGCTGGCGCTGTATGTCCAGGTTGCCGAGTCCCAATTGCTGCTGAATATCTAACTGCCGGTTGCCCTGCTGTAACTGACCCTGTTGGTACTGGTCCCGAATGTCAAGCTCACGGTTACCAATGCCCAACTGCCCCGTCTGGTAGGCGGCTGTGTTCGCCATCTGCTGCGCGGATTGATTCAACTGCTCGCGCTGTGCATAGTCCTGCAAATTGAATTGTTGTTGGCTGAATTGTTGGTTCCACGCATCAAGCCCGCTCTGTCGGTTGAAATCCTGCGCCCACTGGTTGGCTGCCTGTTGCGCTTGCCATTCGGCCATCTGCTGTTGCTGCGTGCTCAGTCCCATATTGAACTGGTCTAAGCCCTGTTGGTAGTTGAACTGGGCATCCCATCGGCGTTGCGCCTCATTAAAATCCTGCGAGTATTGATAGGCGTTCTGGCCCAACTGCCAGATCGGGACATTCGCCTGTACCGACTGTAACGCTGCCTCCCGCTCATCGTTACTCTGGAGCGTGGTCGGGTCTAGCCCTTGGTAATAGCTGAACCGATTCGGCTGCGCCTGCTGGCCGCCGGGCGTCTGATAGGTCGGATAGGTTGGATTGTAATAGGTCTGTTGCCCGCTGCCGTCCTTGCTCGGTATCTGCTGCGAGGGCAAGGGATCGGGCCGGTAGTCCTGCGGCTGGTTCGGCAAGCCACCCCCGCGCGTCTGCTGCGGGCCGTAGGTCGGAAGGCTCCACTGGCGTTGGGGCATCCCCTGCGAGGTGGTGAGGTTGTACATATCCCCACCGCCCACGTTCTGGTTATATTGCTGCGGTCGCTGCTGCTGCTGAAACGTTTGGTTATTGTTCTGCGCATAGGTGCGCAGGTTGTTGGCAATGGCCATTTAGATCCCTTCCTGCGGTAGACCCGCGAGTAAATTCAATTCCTCCCCGGGCGGTAGGGGCTGTCCCATGAGTTGCGCGAACAAGGCAGGGTCACCCGCCGGGGGCAGGCCCATCATTTCCGGCTCCACCTGGCCGCCCATCACCGGCGGAATCCCCCCGCCCTGCGGCATAGGGACGGCTGGTGGCTGCAATGGCAGTGGGCCAGGCGGGGGTGGTAACCCGCCACCGGGCGGGGGCATGGATGGCATCCCCGGAGGCATAGGTGGGGGCATCATCCCAGGAGGTGGGCCACCCATGCCCATAGGTGGCATAGGTCCACCTGGGGGCATCATTCCAGGTGGACCCATCGGCGGGGGTGGCTCTTTGGGTCCGAACATCCGGTTCGCTATTTCCTCGAGGGGCGTACCCTTGATGATCATCTCCCACGTTTTCGGGCGCATCTCCACCAGTTTTACCAGTTGGATGTTCTGCGCCAACATCTCTGATTCTAATAGTTTTTCTTGCCATATTCTATCCTGTTCATCTACCGGCATATCGACCGGAACCCATTTATCCCAGAACGTTTGACGCGATAGGTTCCCACTGTTGACCATCTGCAAGCCAAAGGCCATCCGCTGTAAATCGTCCTGGGGCAGTGACGGTCTGAGTGTGACCATATTCTCATAATAACCCTGTAGGTCATCGGCATAGAGACAAAGCTTAAACAACTTGCCGTCTTTGGCGTTTTTCCCCCAGATGTCAACGCCCTTCCCGTCATCGTCCATCTGGTCGATGAGCGACATGACCGCCTCATTGACCATCATCACGCCCAGCTCCAGGTATTCCAGGAAACTTTTGATACGCCCGCGCGCGGCATCCGATAGCAGGCTCACCCCATAGCCGGCTTGCATCCCGCCACTGTCGCCGTACAGCACCGCCGGGAATGCCGATTGCTGCATACCCTCTTCCAGTTTGGCCAGGTTGGTTTCGATCACGTTGAGATTAACCTGCGGCATGACCTGGTTAATCTTCGTGCCGGCGGGTACGTGCTCGGTCGCGCCCGGGCGCACTTTAAAATCGTGGACCTCTACGCCCTCCTCATTTTCCACCGTAAAAAATGGCCACGTCGCCCAGAGGACGCCCGTCATGAGATTGCTTTGTAATCTACATTTAGCCTGCCACGGTCCATCGAGCGCATAGAGGATGCTAAGGCCCCTATACGCCTCGTCCTTAGTCGGCGCGGAATCCCCGTACACCTCAATGATCGGGATAAATTCGTAGTCAGTTTTCTTGGGTTTCTTTCCGAACTCTTTTTCGACGAGGACCGCGTTCCAAATATCGCCGCTATCGTTATCTATCCACCAGAAGTCCGTAACTTCGACCTCGCGGTCAAGCTCTTTATAGTCGCGTTCCTCCCAGATAGATAGCTCCGGGAACATCTGGCGGGCGTTGACGACCTTCTCTTTTGTTTTTCCGTAGGCGTATTCAACGTACAGCGGGCCACGATGCACCCCACAGGCTATGGGGTCGAGCACGCGGATACTGATCGGGAAACGTTTGTCCTGCAACTTTTTGGGCAAGGCGTCTTTAATCCATTTGACCTCGAAGATACAGCGGCCGCGTACCAAACTCATCCAACTGGCATCGTATAGGGTGTTGCGCCCTTGCAGTTTGGCGATTTGCTGCCACATGGCAGACAGAAACTGCTCTTTACTTTGCGCCTGTTTGGCGGCGTCCTCGGTGTTGTCTCTGGGCGGACAGTCAATCTTCGGCTGGGTGGCAATTAACCGCTGGGCCAGGAGCACCACGTTAAACGGGTCGGCGGTCGTGACCTGCTCGCGCCCGTCCTTATCAATGGACTGCTGGAGCGTTTTGGTATGGCCCGGGTCCAACAACCACATTTTTTCCCACTGCATGGCCATGGTGTTGTACTGCGACCGCGCCCGCTCGGTGTTGGCCACGCGCTGCTGAATGTCTTCGACTGTTAATGGTTTCATGTTGCCCCAATAAAAAAAAGCGGGTGATCTCAATTGAGATCACCCGCTGAGTTTCCCCGGAAGGTAAAATACTATTTAGAAAAATGACGCTTTTCTCGGTACTGAATAACGGGCGTCAGGTTGCGCGCCTCCTCTGTCGCCCTGATGAATCTCCTGAGGGCCGCCGCCATCTCTACCATTTGCGCCCGCTCTCTTCCTTCCAGTGTATCAGAATCCGGCATTGTCGTCAACATGTAAAGTGCAAGCCGGTATAGCCCCAACCATAGGTTCTCGTTCACAGGTAGCCCCTTATCTCCGTCCGCCGCTTCTCTTTGCGCCGTTCGATAGCGCTGCCAAACTTATCGTACAACCAATACCCTAAAGCCTTGGCGCCGTCGTTGTTCGCATCAATGGGGCGCTGCGCCGTGCTCATGCCCTCCGTCCAGTCTGGCCACTTGTACAGGCCAAACTCTGCAATAAGCCCTTGCGCCCGGGCCTGGACATCTCGGTCACTGCGCATATGATGGGCAAAAAATATCAATGGCTGCCCGGCAATCGGGTGTTTGCGTAGCCGGTGACGAACGACCTCGATCCCTTCCGGTATGCTAATCTTCCGGCTGCGCAGGTTGAGGCCCGTTTCTTCGCGCCAGATTTGGACCTGGCTCTTGTTGGCGTGATGCTGCTTGCCGGCCACGTCGATTACCCCCGCCTTAACATGTTTCCACCAGGGTTTTGCCACGACCAGGGGTATCACGTCATAGACGCTCGTGTCATGTTCATACACCTCGTCGATAACCCTGACCTCGTGTAACTGCACCTGCCGCCCCTTGGCGTTAGTGGTGAAGTAGGGTAAGGGGACCCACTGAATAGCAAGCACTGCATAGGTGTGTTGCGCCGGGTCGATGGCGATTTCAACCGGGAGGGTCTTGTCGAACTGCAACGGCTTTACATGGAGGCGCCGGTCAAACGCCTTGAACACCAAGCCGCTAGGCTTATAGGGAATGGCCGCCACACGCTGCAAAAACACTTCTGGACTAAGCCCGGCTTCCAGGCTCTTAATGCCCTCATCCTCACGCCCACCGGGAAACCAGATAGTATTACTCCAACTGGGCAGGGAGAAGGAACGCCCCTGTTCTGGGTTTGGCCCCTGCCATTTTTCCCATAGGTCCGCATACCACGGTTGGGCATCCTCTAGCGTACCCGTCATAAAGATACGGGCGCGGTATTGTAGGGCGCGCTCCAAGAGCTTCTCATAACTCTTGTGGGACTGCTGCCCCATCTCCACCCCCGCCAACACATGGGGCGCTTTGCTGGCAATCGTCGTCAGATCCTTGGCGCTTTTGGTCTGCACCCGGCATCCCCACTCCGTAACAAAGGATCTGGTTCCCTTTTCAGGGGTCGATTCCCGCTTAAGCATGCCCATCGCGGCAAGCGGCGCGTGCATATAATCAAACTCCGCTTCCGCCTGGGTGTAATCTGGCCCGACCAGCCAGATTAACCCATTCGGTTTAAACACATAGCGAAGTAGCTCCATCGCCAGGAATTGACTCTTTCCCGCGCGAACTCCACCCGTCACCATCACCAGGCGGTTGGTGCATTCGTGGATTTCCTTCTGGCCACGGCTCACCGTCCGCTCGTTGCCTTCCAGGTCGAGCACCGGGAAGTAACCCTCGGTCGGGGTGTACTTCGCTTCCGCCCAGAGGAGGCGGAGTAATCGCGCTTGTTCAATCTTTGAAAACATTACTTATCCTTGCCTTGATTTGCCCTGCCGCCCCATGCCACGCCGAGCCACGCCCAGCCTCGCCTAGCCTGCCTAGCCCAGCCCTGCCAGGCCACGCCTAGCCCAGCCCTGCCAGGCCTGCCTAGCTATCGGACTTAATGGTGAATGTACCCCAGCCCATGCCCGCGCTCATCTTACTATCGGGACGCCCTTCGCCAATGCCCACTTGCATACCTGCCCGCGCCAGGAGGTTTGTTACATCCTGTAAAGAGAACTGGTCAGCATCGTACATTACTTTGACAAAGGCGTGCCACTGCCGCCACATGGGGCGCCACCGTACATCCGCCGTGCCTTGGGCAATCCGCACCATGCTTTCGTGGATCTCCGGTTCCCCATAGATTCTAACCAGGGGCGTACCATCATCAATATCAAACCCGTCTGGCTCCACGAACACAGATAACTTGGCGTGGGTCATCTTGAACCCCACAATACGGCAAGCGCTAATCATCGCATTACGAAACGCCGGGGCGGGAATCCCATACCATCCCTCTTCCCCCACGTGGATAGCTTGCCGGTAGGTTTCATTAAAATCCTTGCCGGCGCGCTTCTGCCCCTTCCCTTTCTGTGACCCTTGCTCCTGGGTAGTGCGCATCGTTTCGCGCGCCTTCTGGCTAAACTTGTTCTGCACATACGGCGACGTCCCGGTAATTTGATAAATCACCCGCCCAAAATTCGGGGAAGTAATTGTTACATCAGCCATTGTTTGTATCCTCCGGTAAAGAATTGATTACACTCACGACTTGCTCGAACTCACGGAAGTCCTGCGCCCGTTTTGCCCATGACTTCATTTCGTTGGTCAACTGGCCCATGTATTGACGGCGCAGATCATTGTCATTAAACACCAACTGCACCGGCGTATAGCCTTCGCTTGTATGGGGGAACGCCTTGACCCGTATCTCGCGCGGCTTGTCCTCTTCCTCTATCACCGTCACCCGAACCAAAGCCCCCACCAGATTACGCACCTGATGCTTACGCCAGTTGTGCGCCGCTATCTTCTCATCCTGTTCTATGTTCGGATATAACGGCGAGGATTGATCCATCGCATCAGCAACTAATTCATCTGTCGTTATACTGCCGCCTTTCAACTCGGCCAAAGATTCAAGATGCGCTACAATCTCATCCGCATCCCCAACAAACTTAAAGCCCGGTGTATCACGATCTTTTTCGCTAGGAAGCCCATCGGCTTTAGCCGTGGGAGGAATAGCGCCGCCGTACTCGGCGGGACGTTGTTCCAACCTCCTAGCATCTCCAATTCTTAAAACTTTGTAACACAAAAACCCGAACTTCTGTGCTATACTGTAGCTGTGCTAAGGCACTCCGCGCCCCCACGGAGGTCAACCGTTAGACGCACACACAACTGAATATAGCGGGTTGCACCGGGTAAGCGTCCGGTGCGTAAAATGTTCAGCGTCGAAACAAAGTTTCGTAATTCGCTGCACCAGAGTATCGGTGTAGGGCCGCAGTCAATCGGCCATACGTCTCGGTGAGGGAGGTTGCTCCAACTAGGGACAAGCCAACGGTCTTTTAGCCGTTGGTAGTTGACGCCACTGAACCACACCGCCCCGCGGTAACATTACTTCTGTCATAGTACCCCCGCCAACCAACTGGCCACCCCAAACACAGACCCCAACATCACCAGCCCTATCAGGCAGTAGCCCAACACCGTCACGCTACGCCGAATCACCCCCGCACTGATAAACTCATCACGCTCCAACTTCTCCAGGCGTTCCTCTATGTCATCGTACTGGGCGGTCAGGTCGCCCATCACGCTACGTAAGAAGCGCTGCTCTGCTTCCAAAACTTCTTCTGGTGTCATGACAAATTCTCCTTTACCCACAACAGCGCACGCCCTACCGCCCCGAGGTCTACGCCCAAATATAGCCCGAGCATAATCAGGATCGCAGTCACCCCGAAGAACACCATCTGCTGTTTGCTCATACGCTCACCACCTTCTTGGGTCTACCGCGCCCACGCCCCACACGCACCACCACCGGCGTGCCCTTTCTCACCACCTTGAGGGCCACCGCGCGTAGACTGTTGCGCAACTCATAGCCGCTAATCTGCAACGGCTCTTCCAGGCAATAGGCGGTGTCCGCTGCCTCCACGCACGATACCCAGTTAATATCCAGTTTCATGACTCCCCCTTTTTTGGATTAAAAACTACGCTAGTGTAGGTATAGTGTGCTGTCTTCTGATATTGTTTGATGTAGTCTAGTGTAATGTGTTGTCTTGTGATGTATTCTGTTCTAGTGTAATATGTTCCATTCTGATGCTCTCCCCCCCTTACTATTACCTTTCCCTCCCCTTCTTTCTCTTCTCTCTCCCCCCCTCCCGGATTACTACCCCCCCCCCCGCCCCTATCACCCCTACACCATGACCATCATTCCCTGCTCATTCCGGGCTGACAAGTCATACGGTATAAGATTGATTAAATGCTTGTTTTCTTAAGCTATTTCTTTTTAATGTCAATCACTCCCCCCGCATCTGCTGCTCGACTTCGCTGAACTCGCTATCATCCATCTCCCCCAGCCGGCTCAGGATTGTCTCGAGCTTGGTGCTGGCCGTGATGCTGCGTTGTACCGGCATCCCCACCATGTACGCCAGGTACAGCCTGACGCCGGCTTCCCTGGCCCGCCAACTGGACTTATGCTCTATCAGGTTCACGATTGTTTGCACGACCTTGGCCGGTGACACAGTCTGGCGCATGAGGTCAAGCGCTGCGTTCTCTCTGGCCTTCGCCGGGCGCCCTGGGCCGCCTGGATTGCCTGGCAAAAAGCGCCCCGTTTTGCTATCCGTATTAACGGGAGTCAATACACCTATCGCCTCACCGTTTTCGCCGTTTTCTATTATCTCCTGCTGCGTTTCGTCATCAAAAACGTCCTCAAATGCGCCATCCATCCTTACAAACCTCCTTACTTTCGTATAAAATAGCTTCGCATACTACGCACTTGGTTAACCAGGGTTAATCATTAATACACGAGTAGGGTTAATCAATTAAGACAAACCTTATATAACCGACTAGTACGACGTTTCGTAACCGTTATAGGGGGTTGACTATACTTCGTTAACCGTTGATTAACCCTACTCGTGTAAATATGGGTTAATCATGGTTAACCATGCCCTTTTCGGGTTAGTATCATTATGATAATCGTAAGGTCTGACCCTGTTTTGTGTATCATTTTGATAAAACTCGTATATCATTTTGCATTTTGCCTATTGACAACCGTGTATCATTCTGATATAATATAAGCAAGCGAGGCGATAAGCCAAGCGCAACTAAACAGAATGATACACAAGTAAAGGAACACACACATGATTACGAAAGAACAACTCCAGCAGGCCGCACGGGAAGCGCTCGCAAACTGGGATGCTGACATAATGCAACCAGGTCAGGCGGACGTACTGCAAGCCATCGTCGACAATCCGCAGAACTTTGCGGACAATGACGGCGAAGTCGAAATCCCGGCCAAGTGGGACATCTGGCAGTACATTGAAGAAATCAGCAGCAGCCTAGCCTAGCCCACCCAGCCCACTTCCCCCAGTGGGCGCCTTAACCTACTACGCTGTGACAAGTCAGCGGGCGGAAGGGAGTCAAGGCAACGTAACCATACACAAGTAAAGGAACGAAACATGAAATGGATGATTTACTTCAACAACGGTTTGCTGGCCGGCTCGGTCCGCTGTGACGACAAGGAACGTGGGTTCTCACTGTGGTCATGGCGCAACGGTGGTAATCACGACCGCAACAATTACTACATGGTTCCAGCATCAGCAGTTGAGTAAGGACGAAACCGGAACCCCCTCCGGTCAGGTGGTAAGTGCCACCTCTGATGAGTCCAAACAACAAGCAAAGGAACAAACACATGAGCAACAAATTAGCAATCCAGACAACGGCCAACGAAGACACACTAGTCGGCTTCCCCTTCGCAGATGAGCAGTACTACGACGGCAGCGAAGATGACCAGGCCGATGATAGCATCTGGCTGTATCTTGAGCTTGCCGGGGCTAAGGATGTGACCCCGGCGCAAGCGCAATTCCTGAACAGCAATCCCAACGTGGTCGAGTACCAGATTGTAAGCAAGTAACCCACCCGCCCACCCTAACACGGTGGGCATTCTCTTTTTAAGGAACACATATGAAATCAGACACCACACCTAAGCCTTACCGCCTCCCCTCACGCACCGTTACACAGTTGCGTGAGCTGGTAGACGGTGGCTACACTACCACTGAGACCGCGGCGGTGGTCGAAGCCATCAACCTACTATGGCAAACACGCTTGACCGAATCAACACAGCACCTACCGCCCAAGCCAGACGACGTTGACATGTAGAGTAAGCCCCCAGTGATGGGGGTTTTTCTTTTACTCAACATGCGCCAACGCAATCCCGCGCCGCATGGCAACGTTGCTATGTCCGTTGAATCCCTCATGCCCTCGGTCGGTTAGGCTATTGCCGAACTTGCGCCCGGTCAGTGGCTTGTGTCCATAGCTGGCGCACCAGGATTCATAGGCTGAACGCAGCTCATTGAAGCGAATCGACACAGCCGTATTGACATAGCAACGCTCTTCGATAAACTGTTGGAGCGTATCCATCTCGCTTCGATAATCTTTGGTTGCGCTCACGACTGGGTCGGGCGCCGCTAGCCCTTGCACTTGCCACAACACACAACCCTCTACCGCCCAGGCGAGGATACCTTCATACTCTGCGCGTAACCTGGCCGGCATTTGGTCATCTATATTTGTGCCTTCAAACTTGGCCAGGAAGGGGATGAGGTGCAGCCGGCGCCATATCCCATCATCAGTACCGGTAACGACGGGCTTGTGATTGCCATACATCCATAGTTTGTGCGTGGGCTTGAACTCAAACCACTCGCCACGCATAAAGCGTGCTGTAATCGTATCGCCGCCGGTTAGATCCTTGACGATTGATTCGGCCAGGTGACGGTTCTCTTCCATCTCAGACACCACCACCATGCGCGCACCTGGCAGCCGGGCCAGGTCGTTAGGAATCCCGGGCGCACCATGCTTTTGCATAATCATTTCCGTGGGCGCCTTCTGCGCGTACTCATCCATCAATCCCATGCAGGTTTCGGTAAAGGTCGACTTCCCGTTACTCCCCTTCCCGTACATAAAGAAAAGACATTGCCCACTCACGTCCCCGGTTAGGCTGTAGCCCATGGCGCGCTGGAGAAAGGCCACCATACCACTATCGCCCAGCATAATGTCGTTGAGAAACTTGAGCCAGGTTGGGCAGGTGGCGGCAGGGTTATAGGCAATCCGTATTTGTTTCGTGATGCGGTGCGCCCGGTCGTGAGGCAAGAGATCCCCGGTGCGTAAATCTATCGTGCCGTTTGCGCAGTTGAGCAGCATTGAGTTAGCATTGAGTTCTTTCTCAGAGCACGCTATCCCTGGCTCCGAGCGGGCCAGTGCTACCATATCAGCGAGGCGCTTCTTACTCTCAGAGGCAAGCGCCCACTTTACAAGCTTGGCGCGCTCATCATCATCCAGGCGGGCGGCCTCTTCATACATGCGGGCCACCGTGCGCTTGGCCCAGCGCATGATCTCTTCGGTCGTATCTTCCACCCACCGCGCCCCATTCCACAGATACCACTTATCCCAGGCATGGACATACATCATATCTCGCCCGAACAAATCGACCATGCGCCGCGCGTTGCCCAGGTCGGTGTGATTATAGGGAAGCTTGGCCGTGGGTGGTGCTGGTGTCTCCACCTTGGCCGGCGCATGCTTTTCCCTATCGCCCTGCGGCTCCCGGTGCTTTGCCTTGGGCTGCTCTTCCCACATGCCGACTACTTTCTTTGCGCTCATGTATGCCTCTTTCCAGTCGCCGTTGTGGGCGAGTGCCTGCATTACCGAGTATGCGTCATGCCCCTTGCCATCTCTGTATAGTGGGTCCGCTGTGTTGTGCGCGACCACAATCGGCGGGCGCTTGCCATCCGCCGGCAGCACCGTGAGACTGGGCGTCTCCCCACCCGGGCGCACCAACCTAGCAATAGACCCGGCGCGGTACTTGATTCGATAGCTATGGGATTCAAGCAGGGCGATCAGGTCAGTCTGATTATTGTATAGGTCGCGCACCTGGCCCACGGTGGCTGAGCTTGTCGAAGCCCCGTTGGTGTAGATAGGGCTGGGGGTGTAGGTGCTGGCCGCCTGGGTTGCTTGCCGCCACTCGCCGGCGACATCGGCCAACAGTCGGTAATCGTAGAGGCAGTGGGGGTCATACTCTATGGCGGTG